TTTTGTCCTTTAGCATTTGCGATTGCACCTGCTACGTTTGCAAGACTCATTGCTGTGTTATCTGCACCAAAGGTTACACCACCGTTTAATCCTGAATACAATGCGTGGACATCAGTGTCCTTTTTTCTTGCCATTGCATCACCAAGCTGTCTACCTACAATTGAAAAAATGTTGTTTGCAGATTGCCTGATTAATTTGTCAGTAAGTATTATTTTTGCTCCGACTTCTGAAGCAGTAAGGTCTACAGTTGTCATTCCTAATTCTTCTTCATCAACAATGTCGAATCCGTCAGTTAAGTCTGATATTGTCATTTGACCTACTTTTGGCACAGTTACCTGTTTAGCTCCTTTTGGCAAATTCATTTGCTCAATTAAAGCCATAGCAGGAGCATTGTGCTCTTCAGTAAACCTAGCAGCAGTAATAATTATGTTCTGGGCATTTTCTAAATTCCCAGTAGTTGCTGTGGTTGCCATAGTTGTTTATCTCCTATATGTCACCGGAAGCTACTCTTCTTGCATAATCAACGACCTTTGGGTCATTGTCGCCAGCCAAATAGCGTTCCATTAAAGTTTTTTCATTTAATGGTGCTGACTGCGAGGGCTGTCCTGACTGAAGTTCTTGCGTTGGTCCCGTACTTGGTACCGTGCTTTGCTGAGTTTCTAAAACTCGCTTTTGCTGGACTCGTAAGTCAGCTATACTTTCAGCCATTGACTGCATTGCGTTTGGGTCGACAGTTGACATTAACACGTCATAAGCTGTGCTCTTGCCTACTTTATCTGTAGGTTTAATCCCACTTTCCAAAAGCAATTGCCTTGCAGTTGCTACCTTTGCAGTATGTTCTGATGACTGGGATAATTGCTGCTGTTGGGCTAACAATCTTTCTTTCTCTTGCTGTACCTGAAGCATTTGCCTCTCTTGTTGTGCAGCTTGAGTGGAAAGTTGTTGTGCCTGCTCAGGAGCATATCCTTGCATCTCATACTGTTGTTGAACTTCTCTTCTTTTAGCTTCTATAGTTGCTTCTGATTGACTCAGTTGCAACTGTGCTTGTAAATCATTTTGATTTTTTTGCAAGTCTGCTATTTGTTTGTCGTAGGATGATTGGGCTTTCCTCCATTCATCTTGCGAGTAAGAACGAGAGTTTTCAACACTCGTTGTTGGCTCAACACTTTGAGGTAGTTCTGCACCGGCTGATTCGGGCTGTGGGGTTCCTGTAGTTTCTGCTTGTTCTGCTCCATTTTGTATTAATCCTTGTTGCTGTAGTTGTTCGTTAACAGCAGGGTCGGTATTGTCTACAATGCCTGAAGTAGCTTCAGCAGTCTCAGAAATCTCTGGCTGCGAGTCAGGAGATGTTGAATTCTCTGGTTGTTTATCTGTTACCATTACAACTCCTAAAATATTTAATTTTAACTACATTGTATACTATTTTTTATTTATTATTCAATCGTTCAAAAGCTTCGTAATATTCTTTTTGAAGATTTACATCAAGTCTTTCATTTAAAAGTTTCTCTCTTGCTCTAATAGAATTAATAATTTTTTGTTGATGCGTTGGTGGAAGTAAATCAAATATTTTTCTTGGAATTAATGCTTCAAAGTATAAACTATTTGCAGCAACAAACTCTTTTTGTTCTGTTGTCCAATTTGCTCTTATTGCAGTTTTAATCCTGTCGTATTCATTCCAGTTTATAAGTCTTGTTGGTTTACCTTTTGCATCTTTAAGTTGCACACCGTCTGTATCCATAATTTGTCTATGTTGCCTCAAAGCTGTTTTTTGTGCTTCGTTACCATAACTATATTCAGTTACATCGTAATCTTCTCTGTCTTGTTCATCCCAACCATAAGTAATTCTTCCTGCAACATCTTGACCTGCAAACTTATAATCTCTTCTGCTAAAATAATCATTTACTACTTCGTTTTCGGTTTTATCTCCGTTTGTGTATGCTATTAATAATGCGTTCATTTCGTTTTGAAAATCTTGCTCAAGTTTTAAACTTGTAGGTATTTCTCTATTTACTCTATCGTCAGAATAATACATAGTAGTAACAAATTTTTGCTCAAACGGATAAAGTTCTGTATATTCTTTTTTAAATAAATCTAAGGCAATATCATTTTTGTTTACATAAGTCGATGACATAACACCTATAGTGTCAGCAGCACCACCTAAAGCAGCACGGGGACCACTTTGTAATATTTCATAAGCCTCTATTGTTTCTAAAATATTTAAAGGCAAAAGATATTTTTTTGCTACTCTTGATTGCCTTTCTAAAATATTTTCATCAAAAGCTATAGGGTTGTATTCTTCCCAGTTTATTTCATTGCCAAAATAATCTTTACCTGTAATTCCTTCTTTTATCATTGAAACTGCAGGATTAAGCAGACTAGATGTTTTATTTCCTAAAGTTGCAAGCAACTCTTTATCATACGGAATACCTGTTGATGCTTTTGATTGGAATGGGAAAATTGACTCAATAATATCAAATGCTAAATCACCATAAGCAAAAGCACCTGTATCAAAATCAAAACTTTGTTCGTCAACTCTGATTTTACCTTTTAAAAAATCTACCTTTACTCTATTTTCTTTTTCTCCAACTAAGCTTGCAGCACCTAAAATTGTACCAAGAAAAAGCATAAACTTAGCCCTGTCCTTCTTAATAACATTCCCAATAGGACCTCTTCCTAACAAAGCCTTGTGTGGAATCATTCCAACAAAAGGAAAAATTATTCTTGATGTTTGCAACCTGTAAGAAAATAATAATCGATTTGCAACATTAACAACCATATCTGGAGCCCATTTTGGTCCTCTACCTGTAGACCAATTTACATATTTAGCAATATCACTAACTAAATCTTTATCCATTGGTACGCCATTATCTTTCATTTGTTTCATTATAGAGTCTCCAACTTCTGCTCTTAATGCACTTAAAAAACCTGAATGAAATCTATTACTTCCCCGTACTATTGGTCCGTATATTGTAAAGGTTGGCAGTTTTTCAGTAATGCTTGGCAAAAATCCTTCTTCTCTATCTACTAATCTTGCACTTGTAGTGTCAGTAACATCCATGCCACCTTCAACTAATTCTCTTACATTTGGTCTTGAATATAAATTTTTGAGTTTTAAGTCTAATGCTCTTGGGTCAAGTAACAACTCAAACATTGGTCTAAATGCCATATTAAGACCAGTTTTTAACGCTTTGCCTGTTGAGATAGGTCTTGTTATTAAAAAGTATCCACCTTGTAATGCTATTGCAGACAAGTCAAAGGTTGCTTTTAAAACTCTTGGTATTGCCCATATTTGGTCTAATATTTGTACTAAATTACCTTGTTTACTATCAATTATAGTTTTGCCCCCAACAGTTATTCTAGGTGTATTAAACGTAGTTTTAAAACCACTCCTTTGTAATTTAATTAATTCATTAACTAAATCATTACCAAATGCTTTTTTTAATATATTAATTTCTTCTGCATTAGGTATTTCGCCTTCTAATCCAAATCTTGGTGCTTCTAAAATTTCTTGTTCTGATGTTCCAATACCCTCTTTTATTGTTTTCTTTTTGTATTTTCCTTTATATCTTGGGTCACCCATTAATTTTATTAAAGCATTAATAGCTTTTCCTTTATCAAGATTATTTAATACATTTGTATCAATAGCTTTTAGTAACTCATCTACATCTTCGGTTTTAAAAAAAGTTGTTTCTTGAACACTATATTTAGTGTTTTTTAAACCAGTTAATAATTGTCTTAATAGTGGAGTGCCTTCTTTAGGTATTATTGTTTTGTAAGTGGGCAGGTTTGCTCTATTTGGGTTGTAAGTTACTGTAGTTTTTGGTCCCTGATTCATCTTGTTTATTTTTTTAACGTGCTCATTCTGAGCTTTTTTTGCATCAACCGTTGCTTGCCTAGGACTGATACCTTCATCTATCCTTTCATTGTAAACTTTTGAATATATTTCTTCTCCTTGTATTTGTTGGGCTTTTTTTCTTGCTGCAAACTCTGCTGCACTTTGTGTATCACCTGTTTTTACAGCAATAATTAATTTATCAATTATTTCTTGTTGTTTACTATTTAAAACAGTTGTTTGTTTATTTGCATCTGGGTCCCATTGCGTAACACTTTTAAATATTCTGTGTACTTTGCCATTGCTTTCAAATACTCTAGCAAGTCTACCTTTGTTGTTTGAGTAAACTTTTTCATCGTACTCAACATCTAATGTTTTTTGCTTTTTTATTTTTTTATTTTCTATATTTTCTTCAAGAATTTTTACAACCTGTTTTACTTCTTGTTTTTTAGGGTCATTATTATTTAAAACTTCACTTACTTTATCAAGTTTTTTTCTGTTATATGTTCCTAATAATTTTTCATATAAAAATTCTTTTTGTTTTTTTGTTATTGGTGTTTTAGTTACCTGTTTAATATAATTATCAATAAATAATTTTTGACTTGAAGAAATTTGTTCGTAATTTGCTTTAAATATCGGGTCTTCTAAAATATTTTTAGCTGCTAAACTTTCGTCATTTGTGCTTGCATAGGCTATATCAGATGACTTAAAAGCATTTTTTATTCTTGGAACATTAACTTTTGATATTAGTGCACTGCCACCTACAGTGCCTGTTAATCCAACACCAATTGATGATGCTGCATTTTCAAATCCGTATGCAATGCCTTCTTCTTTTCTTTTTTCAGTCCCTGCAAGTGTCGTCAAAGTTGGCGTAGTTAATGCAACTTCGCCAGCAAGTCTTTTGCCCACTCCACCTTTAGCAACAGGTTCAACAAGTAATTCTGCTGGTTTTAATAAAGCCTTAGCACCCTTACCTAATGTAGTTGCAGGTAATGCTGCTCTAGTAGCTTTAATACCAGCACTTGCTGCAGGTCCTAATCCAACTGTTCCTGCTGTTATTGCTGCATCTAACGGTGATGTCAAATACGCAGCACCTCCTGCTAATGCTTCTGCAGGTGTCATGCCACCAAGAAAAGGTACAGCTTCTGGTATTTCAGGACCACCAGCTCTTGCAGCAAACTCCATAGCAACCTGTGGGTCAATTAAAGGTTGTTGTACTTGACCTACTTCATATAAAGGTTGACCATCAATATCTATATTTCTAAACTGTTCACCTGCTTGCCCAAAACCATAACTACCAAGCTCTGCTAAACCTAAACCAAATTCTTTTACTCTTTGTGGGTCAATCAAACCACCTTTGCCTATAAATTGAGATGGTTCTTGTGTTACTGGTGCTTCAGGTTCTGGTTGAGGTTGAGGTAATTGAGGGTTACTGTCTTGTATAAATTGAGTAAAAACTTGTGGGTCTTTTACTTTAACAGTAGGAATCCCGGTTACTTCTTTAGCAATGTTATCTAGTTCTTGTTTATTATTGCCTTGATTTAACCAGTTGTTCAAATCTTCTTGAAATCTTTGAAATACCATTATTATCTTCCATAAAAGAATCTACCAGTAGAAGTAATACCTCTTTCGCCCATGCCTGTTTGGCTCATTGGTGCATCTTTTTGCATTTTGTTTACATCTAATCCTGCCATGTAATCTAAAAAAGGCATTGCATCTTGACCACTTGCAGTTCTTCTTACATTTTGCCCAAGAAAATCTGAAAATATAGGTTGGTATTGGTTTTCAAAAAACCTTCTTTGATTAAAAGATAAGTTTTGTGGAAGACCAGCAAAGAATACATCTCTAGGTGCAGCATCATATAATTGTCTTTGATAGCTTGATAGACCACCAATGTCAAAATTTGGAATTGCCATTTAAGTTAATCCTAACCTGTTACCTAAGAATTCTAAGAAACCTGCTTCTCTTTCTGGTGCAGCAGCAGTTGCAAATTGTGATGTCAAGCTACCAGCAGTAGGCATTATTCTGCTTCCTAAAAATGAACCATATCTATCTTGTGCTGCTCCTGATGCAAGATTAAGTAAATCATTAACTGCTTGACTGTTGTTCATGCTAGGATTAGTCAATTCTTGCAATGCAGTTAGTTGTGCTGTTCTACCTGTGGTGCTAGGAACACCAACACTTGCATCACTAAAACCAGTTTTGCTGCCTGCTAAAAGATTTCTAAATGTATCTCTTGCGTTTTGGAAAATATCTACACCTTGTGCTCCAAGGTTTTTTGCAGCTTCAGCTAGCCTAAATTGTGATGCTTTTTGTGTTGCAGCATCTGTTATAGGAGCTAATCCTTGTAGTTGTCTTTGAGAATTAATAAAGTTTATATCATTTTCATCTAAATCTTTAACACCTGCTGAAGCAATAAAGTCTTGAAAAGTTTTTGGGTCTTGTAAAGCATTAAATAATATTGAAGAAAGCCCTGCCTGTTGCCTGTTTTGAAAAAATCTTCTTTCTGCTCCACCTAATTGTTCATTAGGGTCACGACCTAAACCTGATATAAAACCTCTTTGAAATTGAGCAAATGGTGCTCTTTCTTGTTCAAGTTGTTCTCTAGTTAAATTAAAAGGTGAACTTGGTAAACTTTCGTTAGAAGCAGCTACATCTCCAATACCACCTTCGCCTGAACCAACAGGACGTGTGTCAATTAATGGTACAAGTTCTTCACCCTCTTCCAATATTACTTTATTTTCTGCATCTTGTTGTGATGTTCCTCGAACAACTTTTGTTCTTACAACACCATCTTTACCACGAAATCTTACTTCATATTCATTCATTATTCTTCAAGTCCTATACTTCTAAGTAATTGAGTTCTATCACTTTGAGCTCCGGGTCGGGGACCTGCCGTGTTATTGCCTTGGTTTGGTGATGGAGTGTTGGGTATGCCACCCATGGCTGCATTAGGCATTACCTCTGGTCTTACTCCATCCGATGTAGGGGCTCCCTGTTGTTGGGGTGCCGTTGGCTGCTGCATCTGTCCATATTGTTGCATAAACGTCATGCGTTGTGCAAGTTCTTGCATCTGCTTTTGTTCCTCAGCAACTTTTATTTCTTGCAAGTAATGTTGAGCCATCTGCTCATCACCACTCTTCATTGCTGCAGTGTAAAGCTGAACTAACTGCATAATAGGTGATGATGTTCTTGCAATTTGTTCGTATATTCTTTGTCTTTCTAAGTCAGCATCCTGCATTCTAAGTATTTTATCTCTAGCAAAGTCCATCGAGACTAATGACTCACCACTTGCTGTAGGTTGAGTTGCCATCTGTGCAATAGAATATCTTTGCATATCGTCTTCTGGTAATGCAGGCAGTAAAGTAAATGTTAAATCACCGTGGTTTTTTATATCATCAGGTGCAATCGGTCCATTAAAAGGCATTTTAGCGTAAGTTTTCCCAGAAACATTTAATGGTTTGTACGATTTAGTTTCATACATCATAACTAAATGCTCAAAAGACATCTCTAATAAATTCTGTACTGCTGTTAATCTTGGGATAACTTTCTGTTCAATGTTAGTTCCAAGCTGCCTCATTGCATAACCAGAAATAGGTGCCTGTAATATTCCAAAAGCTTGAGGTGGTAATCCACCGTCTACTTCATCATCATTGATTGCACCAAGTAATACGTCTGCATCTCTTGGTGATTGTGACAATGGCATAGGTTGCACATCTTCTTGGTTCTGAGTTGACACATTTATCTGTGACCCCTTCTTAGATGGGTTGTCTTCCAACGCCTTAGTTCCGTCTAATGAAGAAACTTTATAAGCTTGGTCTACTGCTCTTGCAGCAAGTGCCATCCTGTAAGAAAAAACTCTATTTTTAAATTTAATTATATCCCTGTTAGCAGCGAAAATGGACTCAGAGAAGTCTCGAATTGGGTCTTCGATGTCAGCCATACTGTCAATCTGTCTCATTCCTGTATCAGATGTGGCAAGTAATGGTACGCTACCAACAGGAACAGAACATATTGGGAACATCATTGAGAATGTATCTGCAGGTTTCTTTGCGTACTTGTCATCAATAATGACGTAATTCATATATTTAACTTTGCCATTTACAATCTGTCTTTCATAGCAATCGTAAATAAACTCAACCTCATGTCCGTCATCAAGCGTGACATCGTTGAATTTAAAATTTTTATAGGTGTCCCTAATTTCAATTCTTGTTTTAGTCATTCTGTATGCTGCGAATACTGGCTCATCTTCTCCGTACTGAACAACCAAATGCCTAGGGTCTAAAGGTTTTATCTCAGCATAAGTCTCACCGTTTGCCTGTTTCCTAAGCAATGACCTTGCTGCTATCCTACCACCCCGTACCGTAGAGTACCAAGCTAGTTGTGATACAAGTAAAGGCTCACCTTTTCTTTGCAATCTCTTGTTTATTTGCCTGTGCATACCGATAACTAATCTTTCTAAATTATCGTTGGCTGCTCTTTTCTGTTCGTCTGCTGCATCATTGTGCACTCTTACAACTTGCTCAGAACCAGAAATAAAACTTTCTATCTTGTCTGCTAATGTTCTAAGTGAGTTAGTTGTGTAAGCATCTTCTGGGTCGACACCTTCCTCTTCGTCTGGAACAAATTGAGTTAATCTCCATGAGGAATAATCCATATCCATTCTGTCATGTAAAGGTTGGTCTTCGTCAAATAGAGTTTCTATTTTATTTAAAATTCCATTTACTACTTCGTCTTGAGTTTTTCTAGCCATTATCTAAACCTTGTTACCGGGATTGTTTCCCTCTGATAGTTTTCATTGCCGGCATAACCAAACTGATTAACCATCAGGTAAGTCAATGCCTTTATAGCATGATTATACTTGTCTCTTGGAACATTTCCAACTACCCCACCTTCTCTATTCATCTGCCAACTGTAAACTCTAACCTGTCCATCAAAGGGATTTGGTGCTCCACCAAGCTCAGAAATTAGTCCTCTACACTTGGGGTCAATAATTAATCCGGGCTCCATCTCCAAAGGGTCAGGTTTTAACATGCTATTCATTCTTTCAATCCCGTCAATTATCTTTACGGGCTGACTTTGCATAATAATATTTCCTTGTTTAAACCATATCTCAGTATTTGATGGCATTGCTCCGGCATGTGCATTCCCTGCAACGTCAATTACTCCAAACTTATTGGAATTATTCCACCAGAATCTTCTTTTAGCCAAATCAATTATGTCTGACACAACTAATTCTCTCTCATAAATTTCATCAAACACTTGAACTTGACCATCAATTATATGGCAAACCTCAACGGCATACGCACTCTCTGTCATCCTAGAATATCCGGGGTCTAAAGCTAAATAAACAATCTCATCGGGGTCATATTCTACTTCCCTCACATGAATATTTACATTAAATGACGGATGAACTAATCCACTTGGAGGACTTGGTATTCCGGCGACACGTTCATTAAACCATTCATCGGAATGCTCAACCTTCATCTTTTCAATTTCGGGGTCATCCTCTCCCAATG